TATCAAGCTTCTGTACCGGACTTGCTGTGCCAATACCCACATTCCCACTGGAGTTCCAGATGCCAGAACCTGGGAAGTACACATTTGAGGTAAAGGTTGAAGATGCAGTTGAAAGCAGACCGTTAGTAAAACCAATAGTGGTTGAGGTTGAGTTACCCCACGCAGTTGGTGTAAATGGGAAGATCTGTGAGAGCGAACTGGATGAGATTTTGTTGTTGAAGGTAGTCCAGTCAGCAGAGGTGAGGAAACCTTTGTTTGCAGCAGAGGCTGCTTGGCCGTTGGTGTAGTCCAGAGAGATAACACCAGAGGATGCATCGAAGTCGTTTGCGGTGAAGGCAGCCGCTCCTTTAGTAGAGCCATCTGCTGCTGCGTTTTGGATAGCAAGTGTAGAGCCAGAGAATGTGAGTGGCGAAGATACGGTGAGTGTTTGTACAACACCTGTGCCGTTGCCAACAAGAATGCCCGAGAGTGTGGTGGAGCCGGTGCCGCCGTTTGCAACGCCGAGGGTGCCAGTGATAACCCCCGCACCAACTGTTGTTGTTGCTATCACCTTGCCATTTGCGTCAGTTGCAAGAAGCGAACTTGTAATACTTGGCAAATAGGTACTACCCGAGACGGTGAGCGCTGTTGTGGATGCGTATGGGAAGGTGTTTTTTGATGTTGCCGTCGAGGTAATTGCACCTGCAAATGTTGATGCGGTGGTTGAAGTGCCGGTAAAGTATGAGCCAATGATGTTGTTACCCAAAATGTCGCCTGCGACAGAGAGTTTTTGGCCGGGTGAGGTAGTGCCAATACCGACGTTACCGGTTGGTTGTAAGATGAGGTCGCCTGGACCGTTTATATTGAGGTCGGTATTCGAATCACTTACGGTCTTGCTGCCCGTATTGTCAACAAGTGCAAGATTCCATACCTCACTTCCGGTTTGATAGGTACTGTCGTTTACATGGCCGAGCTGCAGCATCCGCATAGTCGTGAAGTTGTCAAATCGTCGAAGTGAGAGATTGGCGAATGGCCAGTCTACCGCTTCGGCCCCTGCAACAGTGCTGGCCACAATTTCTGCTGTACCTCCCTGCACTGATAGCTTAGTTTGTGGCGTCGTGGTGCCGATACCGACGTTACCACCGAATGGGTTGAGTACGATAGGCGTATGCGCGGTACCCTCAAAGGTCGACTGCAAATAGCTGTAGCCGTTGCCGGTCGTATTAATACCAAGTTTGAGGCTCTTTGGAGTTCCCGCAGTTCCATCTTGGATGCGGAAACCGATATCACTGGCCAGCCCCGTTCCGCTTGAAGCAACAATATCAAGCTTCTGTACCGGACTTGCTGTGCCAATACCCACATTCCCACTGGAGTTCCAGATGCCAGAACCTGGGAAGTAGGCAGTGTCGGAGGCCGAGAGTGCAGTCGTAGACGCATAATTCACAAACAGATTGTTCCAACGATTTGTGCTGACTATACCCAGATTTCGTGCTGAGTCCGTGTTGGGGTAGAAGGCGGAGCCATTCCACGTTGCTCCTGCGCCAGCTCCCGAAAGCGCAATAGCGCCACTACCGTTTCTATAAATCCCAGCGGTACCGTCGCCGATGAAGCTGAGACCAGGGGCGCTAACACTCCCTTGTGAGATCGAGAGTATTCCCGTCGTCGTAGCTCCCCCTGAGACTGTCAGTCCTCCTATCTGTGTGCCGTTGCCGACGGTCGTTGAGCCAACAGCCATCACGCCGGCCGGGAATATGAAAGAGCCGGAGCCGAACGTGCCTCCAGTTATCGTCGATGCCGCTTGCGTGCCGGTGTGGTTTGCCCGGGCCAGGTAGGCTGTCCCCTCCAAGCCATCAAACGTGCCTGTCCATGCGCCTGTAGCGTCCAGCGTGATGTTCTCACCGACACAGTCGATGCCGGTGCCCTCAACCTCCGAACAGTCGAAGGAGAGGGAGCCGCCGGAGTAGGTGATGCCCTGGTCTCCAGTCAGATATGCGTCAATCTTCGCGCGCACCCAGGTCGTCAGATTGGTGATGTACTCCCCCAGCAGGCTCATAGCTGTCGAGACGGAAAGGCGGGGGAGCGATGACGTCGCTGTCGTCGATGTCGCGGTGAAAATGCCTGCCGTGGGGGAAGTGGTGGCCGAGAGACGCAATGGGTCGCTACCCCCCACCAGATAGGCGCCGCTTGGCACGATCGTGGCGCCTGTACCGCCTCCGTTGACGTTGATGGGCGCCGCAAGGGTCATGGATGGGAAAAGCAGTAGCGCAGCGATAAGTGTCCTTGCAAGGGTTTGTTTCATATAGATTTACATTATGCCAAAAATATCTCCCCCTGTGCCTACAGGCCCGTCTGTCAACGTTGCGGTCAACGTACTCCACGTCCATCCCTTGTTTTCCCGTAGCGTGCGACCGTTCACGACAATTGCCTTGGGCTTTGCGGTGAAGGTGAAAGCGGCATTGCTGTCGTCCACGTCGCCCCCGGGGTCTTCGGTGAGAAAGAACTGGTTGGTGATGTCCGCTATCATCTTTTTTGTGACAGCAAGAACCATCTGATAGACCTTACCTCCGAGGTTCTTTGCCGACGCCACAGTGCCCTCTTGCGCGCGTGTGACCGTCAAGGTGTTGCTGGTGCGTGCCGTGCACCGGACAATCTCCACGTCCGGGTCATCCGCCGGGTCGCTGTAGTCGGTTGCGTTCCACCATACGATATTGAAACTCCCATCCGTTGAAGGCTGTGGCAGCTTGTCGCCATCTCCAGACGACAACACGACGGTTGTAGCCGCCGCGCTGTATCCGGTAGAGACGATGCATTTCCCAAAGTTGGTGACTGGGTCGAGCATAGTTGTGTTTATGGCCTCTCTCGTATCGGTATGAACTGTGCCCACACGGCACCGTTGCCCCCGGTGAGGGAATAGACGATGCGGACGTAGCGGAACGGTGTCGGGATCACTGATGCGGCCGTCGAACGATTATTCGTCGATGCCACAGGCGCTCCCCCTACCGACGATGAGGCAAATGTCCAACTCGTCGAGAATGGCGTGGCAAGCCGATAGGTCGGCGTCGTCGAACCAAACTGCATCGGGTCAAGGACGAAGTTGCGATACCAGTCGATGCCATCCTGCGAATACTCCACACTGCGGTTAAGGACAGTCGCAGTGGATGACCCGGTGAACTGCTCCAACAATCCGGCATAGTCTGCCTTGAACGTCTGCCCTCCACTGAGGGTCTGGGCATAGGCATCATAGACCGGGCTGGTCGTCGTGCTGTTCCCTGCCGTCATGTAGCGAGGCGATGTGGTCGCCGCGCTGGTCGATGTGCTGATGGCGAATGTCGATGGGTTCGCGTGGACGGGCTCCGTCCATCCAAACCCGAACAGTGCCACCAAGCCCAGGACGCTGGCGATGGCTTTGTAGCGTTTAATCATAGGTTTACAGGTTAGCTGATGGGTCTGCCTCGGGCTCTGTAGGCTCCTCGGCGTGCTTCGGGGTTGTGATGAGGTCAACCAAGGCCCCCTTGTTGGGTGCGGCCTCGATAGCTGCCTCCTCTATACCCTTCTCGCGTGCCAGGTCTTCGAGCTCCTGGCGGGTCATCTTCTCCGATACGATCGGGGTGACATCCTCGGCCTCACTGGATGAGCCTTGGTCATCGCGTCCGTCCATTGATGGCTCGCCGGTCTCTACCGGTGCGCCGCCTACCTTGGGCTTTCGGACTTTGTCCTCAGGCGCCACGACCAACTCGCGGTTCTGCGGGACAGCTACCTCGGGTATCGGGGTCTCGGAAATGACGCCGTCCGCAAGGAGGATGGCTGCGGCCTTGGTGGCCGCCTCAATCTCAACGGTATCTCCGCGCTGGTACGCCCTGCCGTTGTGTTTGAGATTCAATAGTACGTGATAATTCATAGGTTTAATGTCTTAGGATTAGTCCGATATCGTGTACTCCAGGTACACGTTGAGCTTGCCGGCAGTGAGTGCCTGGCCGCCAACAGTTGCCGTGACCTCCCGGATAGCAGTGGTTTTCAGCATTGACGCCGCAAAAAGCGCTGCCACCTCCAGGGCCGTGTCAGTGGCGGTGTCGGCAAGGGCTGGGAAGCCAATCTTCGAGCCATGGATACCTGCGTCCCAGACGTTCGATGCGTCCGAGATGGCGATTGCAGAGACGATGTCGTTGGCCGACTGGAGGTGCAAGGCTATGGTGCCCGCGTCAGCTCCGGCGGATTGGAACGTGGTGATCACGTCCACCCATGCGCGGGTGATGACGGCATTGTCCGGGATGTAGACGCCGAGGCCGTGCGCAGCAGCTGTCCGTTCGCCCGTGTTGGCCGAGGGGTTGAAGGTCGCAACCGCAATCTCCCGTACCACCGTACCGGTGCGCTTCGTGCGCGTGGTATCCGACTGGTTCTCAATCTGGAACTCAGGCGCGACCATCGGGATGTTCTTTCGATAAACTTCCATATTGGTGTGAGATTAAGCGCTTCGGCCCAGGGTCTCCCCTGGGCTTTGCGCGGAATAATTTAGGCGACTGCGTTTTTGACCAAGTAGCCTGCGGATGCAGATACAAGGTTCATGTCGTAGTAGTGGTTACCGACACGGATGAAGGTACCTTTGCGGTCTTCCTCGTCGCTGCCACGCAAACGCTCAACCTGGCGCTCCTTCCATTGGTAGGTAAGGCCGAGGGTGATCATCTTCTGGCCGAGGCGTGGGTTGATGTAGGCGAGCACCGCGTTCTTGCCCCAGATGTAGCCCATGCTATCTGTCTGGCCTTCAACGGCAGTGTTCTTGCCTGCTGCGGCGATGATGACGCGCTCAACATCGAACAAGCGAGCAAGGAGCTCAGGTGTAGCTACGCCGAGCTGCGAGTACTTCACGCGCTCAATGACCGCCGGGTGGTCAACAAGCTTGTCGAACACCTGCTTGCCGAGTACGAGCACGTTTGGATCAACGTGAATTTCACTATGCACGGTTTGCTTGCCCGTGCGGATGTCCCCGATAGGGTCAGAGTTGCTGAAATCACTCCACTGGTCTGTGCCAGAGAGGGTGGTGTTCTGGGTCAGGACTGCGGTGTCGGTGAGGGATGCTGCGAGCTCATTCTCGCGCGCGATCAAGTGCAGCTCACTGACGTTCTCGGTTGCGTCCACGAATGGGTCCATAGGAGGCATCGCACCGTCAACGTCCTCGTCAGTCACAAACTGCTTCAGCGCGTGATCTTCGCAGAAGTATGGCAACCCCGTGGTGAGGCTGAGGGTAGCTTCCTTCGAAGCGGCACCGGCACCACGCAAGTTGTCGGTGACACGGAATTTCCCCTTGTTGTAGATGAAGTGTTTGCCGGACTGCTTGGCAACGCGGAGGGTTGGGTAAAGCTGCTCTGCGACGTAGGCAGAGTTTTGGTAGCCAATCGAGACATTACTCAAGACTGGGTCTACACCTTGGTATCGGTTAGTCGACATAATGATGATTAGATTGAGTGATTAAGCGATGTAGAGATGCTGGATACCGAGCTGCACTTGGACAAGGTCACCATCCGCTGCTGCGGCTGTTCCGATGAAGCGGCCGATAACGACGTTGCCGTCAGTGGTCGTAGCAACAGCTTTGCCGTTGCCATCAGTGGTTACATGGTCACCTACGTTTATAGCACCGCCTGCTTTGACCTTCGCGACGCCGGTAAATGCATAGACGGCTTGCTCGCCAGTGTCAGGGGTGTTTTGGAGCACGCCGACAAGCAGGTCGGTTGCGCCCTCTCCCACCTCGATGAGGCCGGCTGCCGATAGTTGAACGATATAGTGCTGCTTCGCGGTCATGTCCTCGCCCGCTTCACGCGAGAAGGTCTGTCCGATGTGTTCAGTTGTAGACATAAGAATTGATGGTTATGCGATTATTTGGTGTCCCCACCGAGCTCCGCTTCGTAGCGTGCTTTCAGATCAGGATTTTCTGAGTAGACCTGCACAAGCGCTGCTGAGTAACCGAGTTTGCCCTCAGACGCTTTGATCTTCGCCTGGATCGCGGTCTCAATCTCCTTCGCTGCGGTCAATGCGGTATTGCCACCGTCGCCGAGCTCATCAAGGCTGAAGGTCTGCTTTGGAAGGCCGTTGATGATGTTGCGGAATTGGTCGCGTTGCTTCTCGCTCATCGAGAGCATAAGCGAAACCGTTGCGTCCTTCTGTTTTGGCAACAGGCGGCCGTCCTTGTTGGACTCGGAAAAGACCAGCTTGTCGACTTCCTTGTCGAGCTTCATCTTCTCCACTTCCGCGAAGGCTTTAGCACCTTTGTCTGCCATAGAGCGAAGCGCGACGACCTCACCCTCGGACATGGTGATGACCTTGCCCTTGTTCTTCTCTGATGCCGTCACTTTTGCCGCGCCCTCACCGTCGCCGTCGCCGTCTCCAGCGCCGTCCCCGGTTCCTTCGCCGCCCTCGTCCTCACCGCCTTCGGCAGGAATAACGCCTTCAAACGTGGTCTTCTGCTCGTCGGTCAGTTCGCCCTTGTGCTCCACCAGAAAGGCCTTCTCCTCTGCGGTGAGGTCCTCCGGCTTCTTGGCTACAATGTCTTTGATATCCATAGTTTGGGAATTAAATTGCTTCATAATGCTGGGTTCGCTGAACGCTACGACCGGTGTGAGCTCTTTGAAGTAGGGCGAATTGGTCAGTGCCCCACCAACCAACACGTTCTCGCGCTTCTCGCCCGTCTCCGGGTCTTGGTAGACCTGGAAAAACTCGGGGGAGAAGTACTTGAACGCCCGGTCGGCCAGGAGCTTCCTGCCCTCGTCCGTCCACTCCACATAGGCCCAAAGGCCGTTCACACCACGGTCGTATAGCTCCTTGAACCATCCGATAGCCGGCAACTCGCCGCCGGACATGCCATTGTCGTGCCCTGCGGTGATACGGAGGTCGAGGCGGACACCATCTTTGAAGTTTCTGTGAAACTCCGCAATGTCGTCCGACGTGATCTCCATCTCGCCGTACACCGGATGGTCCCACTTGCCGGTTGGCACGATGTGGATTTCATCCGGGATAGCAACACCCGAGCCGCTCTCGTTGAAGAGCTGAATGGGGAACGCGATTCGCTTCTTGCTATCGCTTGGTTGCTTCATGTCTGTCTATCATACGCCCCAGGGGCGGGAAACTGGCTGCGTGAGCTGTTGATAACCTGCCTCCCAAAGATGGGAAGGTCGTCCCAGAGTCCCCATAGTACGGGTTTGTACCTATATGGCTTTGGCGCCCGGAGGGTTGATTGGCCCTTCGAGCAGAACCATCTCCTGTTCAGCGTGGTCAGATTAGCCGACCAATCAGGATAGCGTCAGGAGTCATACGAATGTTCATGAAAGCGGCATTGGTTGTGTCCATGCTGGTTGGCGGCTCTGCGATCGCTCTGGCTGACAACGACAAGCTCCCTGCTGGTGCAATTACAGCAGCAGCGGTTTCCACGCAGCTCAAAGACCAAGGATTTAAGGTCTCGAAGGTCGAGATTGACGATGGTCAATACAAGGTCAAAGGTATGAATGCGGCCGGTATGAAGCAAAAGCTGACCGTAAACCCCATAACCGGTGCAGTGACTTCGACAGAGACCGACGACTAGAGTCGGCCACCAGCAATTAGTCCGCTTGAGCTTTACGTAATCGGGGCGCAACACCGACATGGATCGGAGCCTCCCTGACTCATTTTTTACTTTTGTAAATTTCGCCCAGGTCGATGTTGCATAACGATGTAGGACTATTAGTCCGACACCTGCAAGGGATTTCTATTTCGCATTTGCAGCAATTCAGCTAAGCAGATGCGTCGCTCTGTTTGTCAATACGCCGCTTCGCTTCTTTAGCTGCTGGTGCGTCCTTGCGCACAATTGGTTTCCTGGGCTGCACCAAGTCATTCACTGCGTCGCCGAATCGGTCACGGATGGCCTTCGGCACGCCGCCTATCGGCGGTAGCTCTGCCTCATCCAGCTTGATGGCCACCCAGATGCCACGGCAACTGGAATGGAAAATGGTGTTGCTGGTGAAGCTGTCGGTCTTGTCCAGCACCCGCCCATCCACAGAGAGGCAGAAATTGCAGGTGTGGGTGTCCAGGATTTCGGAACGCTGGAGCGCGTGGATGTCGTCCCCGTTCTTGGTGAAGACGGTATTGCGCCCGTGGTTGATGTAGCCGGACATGAGGATGGCGCTAGCGTCTGAGGTCAGCGCGTCAATAGCCGCCTGGGCTGCTGCATCCGCCGCTGCCAAGGCAATCGGTATGGACGTGCCCTTGTTGAGCGCCTGGACGTAGGCGTTTTTGCTGTCCCCCACGATCTCCGCGATCTGCTTGTCGGCAATGGTGTCGGACTGGATGTCGATCTGGCGCAGGATGTCTGCGGGGTTGGCAGGTGCCTCCACCCCAAGCTCCTTCGCGGCGTTTGTCTTGCCGTAGGCAAAGGCCGAGGTCACGCCCTGCTTGATGATGCGGGCGTAGTCAGACTGCACCTTGAGGGTGGCCTCCTTGATGCCCCGCGTATCTCCTGCCAGGGCCGCCTTGGTCATGGCACGCATATACTCAGTGCGAGCACTGTGCAGCAGCTCCTTGGTGCGGGCGTCAAAATCACCCTCCAGCTTGTCCATTTGCCGCTGTAGGGCTTCAAAATCCACCTTCTGCTCGGCAAAGGTCAGCTTGCGGTAGGGCTTGAAGGTTCCGTCTTCGGCGAATGACCGCCGGTCAGAGTTTTTTTTTAGCCACGAGACAAGCTCGCTCATCTCCTCCTTGGCCTCGGTCTTGGGTTTCTTGGAGTTGGTCGTGTCCTCGGGGTTCTCCGGGTCAGCAGCGTCGGAGGGTGTGCGGCCTTCGTCCTCATCAGGGTCACGCTCTGGCAAGCCAAGCATCTTGCGGAAGTGCTGCTCGTCGTTGTCGGTTGGCACGATAGCGCCGGCAGTGGACAGCGTCTGGTATGCCGCAGAGATAGACGCCACGTCTTCCTTAGCCAGCTTGGTGTATGTCAGTTCGGGGTACTTCTCGACATTATCAAAGTTGAGGTCTACCAACTCGCGAATAGCCTGCTTGTTGAGGGCGTTGGCTACCGAGTCAGCCACGGCAGATACCGCTTGCAGGAAAAGCTCGGAATGGTCTTGCGACACTGCACGGCTGCCGGTCGCACCCTCTGCACCGGAGCCAAGGTCAAGAAACTGGGCCAGCACGGATTTCAGGATTTCGCGGTTGTGGTGGGCGATAGAGGATGATGGATCGCGGGTCGTCTTGGCCATCATGTCCTTGAAGCCAATCTCGTATCCCTGCGGCTCGATGATGTAGGCCTGGGAATTGGCGCGGACGTTCTTGAGGATGTCCTCGGCCTTGGCACGGTCGGTCTCAGTGTATTGCTCGGGAAGCTTGACATACGGGATGCCCAACCCCTGACGCTCAAACGCGATGGCGTCGATTTTATAAAACGTGTTCTTCATGAACCAGTGCTTGTAGGCAGCGCGGAGGATGGATGTGCCTTCCCAGTTGTCCCCCTCCTTCTCGTGGACAATCACCACCAGCTTCTCCATGGGGATTTCCACGGTGGTGCCGTCGCTCTTGCGTTGTGTGACACCCGGCTCATTGCCTGTGCCAATGGCCCACTTGTCTATCGACCGTGGCATGCGGGGTGCGAGCTTGTCCCAGACAATGTAGGTCTTCCCGCCCTCTGTCCGGGTGGCATAGACCTTCTCAAACACCATGAAGCCGAATGGCAACGATAGCAGAGCCTGGCGCAGCAGGTCTTCCCACTCAATCACCTGCCATTCCATCAGCGCCTTCTCGACGAACTCGGCAATCTCCTGGTCTTGCGCCTCGTCGCTGGCCGCCTCCACGTACCAAGTGGCAGCACGGATGGGCAGCGTGGTGGCAGAGATAGCAGCTTTGACGGATGCATCGGACTTGCGCATCTCGTCGTATATCTCGATACCTTTCAGTCCTTGGAGCTTGGAGTTGTATTCCTCGCTGATAACGCCGTTGAGAATGCGGGTGCCGCTGTCACCAACCTCAAGCCCCTTCTTGGTTTTCACTGGCTCTGCGGCGGTGCGTGAGAGGTTGACCTCGTACCCGAGTATTTTCATATCGCAATAATATCACGCACTTGGCTAAAATTGCTCTTCAAGCAGCCCACCTGTGATGGTTCTGTGGATAGCGGCCTTGTCCTTCTCGGGTGGCAGGGTCGCCACGGTCTTGCCCAGCGGCTTCCAGCGTTGTGCAAGCATCTTCGCATCCGGGCAGTGGTCGTCCTCCTTGAGTGGCTTATCGCTGTTCTTCTCGTATCGGTATCGCTTGTGCTGCCAGATGCCGACGCGGTTTTCAGCCGGGATGCGATTGAGCCTGCGCTGGAAGCGGGCGCGGTAGTTACCAAGCATCGCCTCCTTCTCGGTGCCCTGCTTCTTGTTCACCTCGCGCTTGCTGTCCTTGCCGTCTTTCTCAGCAATCTGGATTGGACGGCCGAATGGCACCTCCACCAACGTGCAGCGGAATTGCTCCTTCTCGGGTAGGGCATTGAGCGCCTTGTTAATTTCTGCCCGAAGGTCTGCATTCTCGAATGGGTGTGAGGCATCGGCATGGATGACGCGGATGCGGTACTTCAGCACGTCGGCGACGATGTCCTCGATAATCACGGACGATCTGACCTGCGTGTATATGCCGCACTCCAGCTCCACCAGTACGTTGTCCTTGTGGGCCATCTCAACGTCCCACACGGTCATGCCTTGGAAGCCCCAGTCAATCCCGCCCGCAGTCTCGGCGCCTGGCACATAGGCATACTCGCCAAGCTCAGGGACGACGCAGGCGTCCACGTCCTCGGGGTCATTGACCATGCCCTCGGCCGATGGACGTGACCCCATGTACTCCACGTCGAAATAGTCGCGGGTGGGCTTCTCCCGCCATGCCTGGATCATGTTGGCCAGGGGTATCCAGCCCTCGGGGTCTCCGTTGCGTCCGCCAGCCCGGTGCTCCAGGGAATGCACGCCAGCCTGGGCAATGGTGAGGTCGGGGATCTGACGGATGAGTTCCGGGTCTTGCCATATCGCTGGGTCAAACGCTTTCACCACGTCGAACGCATCCCACGATAGCCGCGCCCATCCCAGCTCGTCTGCTTTGTCCCAGGTCTCCTGGAACAGCCCGAAAATCTTGTGAAAGGTCGAGGTCATCACGACCAGCGGGTTTGGGGAGCTGTCCACCATGGGCATGGCCGAGAGGAGAAGCTCATCTTTGATTTCACATGCTTCATCAGCAAACAGGGCGTCAGGGTGTGGCCCGCGGACTTGCTTCTGCGATGCCGCTACCGCACGGAAATAGTTTCCCTTATCGGTCTTGGTGCGCAGCATGGTCGGCTCGGCAGGCAGGGATGCAGCGATGGCCTCGGACGCATAGATGTGCCCGGTGAAATAGTTGTAGACGCCCTTGGCCTGCTCAAGCGAGCCGCCCATGTCGATGAGGTTGCGCAGCTCCAGGTACCACTTCACAAACCCCAGCGCCCCCAGCATCTTGCTCTTCCCCCCTCCACGGGGGCCTTTCATGATGAAGCGGGTGGCCGGTCGGCCTTTCAAATCCTGCTGCAACCACAGGCAGGCAAAGATAATGCGCAGCTTCTTGGGGAAGCGCATGGATGGGTCGATGAGGCGCAGCAGGGTAATAGGCTTGTTGCCAAACCTGCGGCGGATATCGTCCGGGCTACTGAGTATCGCTGCCCTTGCCTTGCGCGCTGCTTCGGAGAAGCTCGGCATCGGCGATGGCGGTGGTGAGGATTGCATAGATTTCGTCTTGGCGCTCCGGCGGGAGCGGTGCGAGTAAGGCTCGGATGTCATCCATCGAGAACTTCTCGGTGATGATCTTGGTCTTGTCGATGATGCGGCCACGGAGTTTGTTGAACTCTTTGATCGCCGCGACCTTCGGCGTCAGGTCGCCGTCCTGCTTGATGACCTTGGCCAGCTCCGCGTCGACGATTTCGTCTTTCAGAAGCTCATTGAGCAACACGGTGACACGGGCCTGCATCTTGACGTTTCTTAGCAACCGTGACGCACTGGTTGAACAGTTGTTGTAGTCAGCTTGGTACTCTTTGCCGACGACAAGCACGCCGTTCTTATCGAACTTGGACAGGTCGCCAAGCTCGATGTCATAGGCAGCAGCATAGGAGAGGGTGGCGTTGCCGAACGTCCCTTCACCCTGGGCGTAGTAGCGGCAGAACGCCTCATGTTGGGGCTTGAGGGTGTCCTCGAGTGCCGCGTCCTCTGGCGTCTCGACTACGACTTTGTCCTTGCGCTTGCTTTTCGCCATATACCGTTAGGCTACCACGCGTCGTGTGCCATAGCCATAAGTGTCAGTTTGCTTGTGGCAAGGAACACAAAGTGTGCGGCCGTTATTGATGTCCCATAGCTTCGCGCAAGCCCGAGCTGCCTCGATGCTACGAATTGCAAATTTATCCATAATCGCCGCGAACGCCATTATATGATCGGCATTAATCCTGCCATTCTCATGACAAAGCACGCACCGGTAGCCATCACGTTCAAAGACGGCGGTGCGCCACGCATAATATTCTGGCAGTGTTCGGATACTGCGGACAAGTGGTGTGATGCCGCCCTTCCAGGTCGGAACGTGCGCGCCTCGCCGAGCCCGCCATTCCGCACGTACCCGTACTTGTGTGGCTGGCGACCGATTATCGATCCCCTTACGCTTCTTGCTCCATTGGCGCTTGGTTTCCTGGGAATGCTTGCGCCCGAGCATTGGGTGAATGCGGCCTCGGGCATAAGCGGCTCTCTGCGCGGCACTCATGCGAGCCCTGGACTGTGCCGAAAATTGTTTGCCCTTGTTCCACGCCGTGCCGCCCTTCTGCGTCAATCCAGATGTGTTCATCCACGGCTGCAAACCTTTAATGCCACGGTTCCACGCTCGTCGACCAACAGCCATATCCCGCATCTTCTTGCGAGCTTCGAGTGAATGCTTTTTCCCCTTGTTCCACGGCACCTGTCCTTTCTCAAATCCCATATATAGTGCTGAGTTAGCACTTGTATTGTATCATACTTTAATTATATTTAGTATATTGCGGTACTCCAATATCTTTCGTTGATACCAACTGATGTCATACTTGAGACCCTTGGTATCTTGATTCCGCTGCTTCAAGTCTGCCACATAGCTGGAATCATGATCAGCTATCAGGCGGCGCTCAAACTCAATCCAATTGCCCGAAAGGTTGATGTTGCAGTGATAGCACTGGGGCCGCAGATTTTTGAGATCATACGATAGCTCTGTTGAGCAGGTAGCATCCGTCAGGAAATGGCCCGTATGCCAATTACTGCCCTCCAAACCAGATTTGCAGCAAGTGTAGCAGATATTGCCGTATCTCCTTCGTGTAATCGACTTACATAATTCCCAGAGTGTGTCTTTGGCCTTTGCAAGATCAGACCGCGAGCGCTTTCGGATGCGGGTCTTGGAGCGAAGTGGTGTGCGTCGCTTCAATGGGCCGCCGCGTTTCATTCCCTCCAGTATATCACTTGATCTTGGCGTCCAGGACGGTCGCGGTGTATGGGTATCCCTTGCCATCCTTGCTAACGATGTAGAGCGGCAAAGTTACGTCCACCGTACCGTCCTGCTTTTTGCAGTAGTCCATCAGGATGTTGACCGTGAGGCGACCACCAGGTTGTATCGGCCGTGCGGCCTCCACATAGGTCGGGAGTTTTGGGTGGTAAGCATTAGCGATAGAGTCGGGAAATCCCGTGCCGAGGCCCGTGTAGAAACCGGACGTTTTATACACCTGTCCAGCACGGTTTGCACAAGCACCGATGGCCGCAGGGGTCACGCCGTCTATCGCTAGCGAAAGCGTTGTTCCACTTACGTTCTCAACAAGAATGGTCGCAACCGTTTGTGAAAACGGCACAAAGGACACAGACCGCGCTGTAACCTTCAACGGCTCCTGGGCGACAGCCACCGTGGTCATCAGCAGCAGGGCAATAAATGTGCGCATCATTTCCTCCCCATTGCGGGAAGGCTAACGATAGATGCACCCCCCATACAAGAGCGGTATTGAGTGTATTCCGAATCTACCGCCATGGATCATTCACTCACATAGTCGCATGGTCATCCGGTCCCTTTGGTTCCCAGGCCGGCCGGATAACATCCCCCCCAACTGGCAGGCGTGCTCCCGTAGCATGTCTGCTTTTTGCGTTTTGTAGGCAAGCAAGTGGCTCCGGTGTGCGATATGTCCCGAACCCCACACGTTGCCCGACTTCCATTTGATAAATAGATTGTGTACTCAATGTCTGGGCAGAGAGCTGGCCGTGCCTTGAGGCGTTTCAACCCGGCGTCTTCTGGAATGGGGAATGGTTCCCCTAGTCGGTCTCTCTGTCCACGTCTCCCATGGATATCAAAAGAAAACCTCCCGAGTGTGGGAGGTGTGAGGGGCTAGCCCCTCAAGAGACATGTCTCCAGGTCTCTCCACTCAGGACGCCGAGTATCGCATGATGGGTAACACCATATTTGCGGCCAAGCGCGACCGTCCCATGGGTTCTGGACCTGCGTTTGTAGTTCTTTCTGATGTCGCGGATGGCTTCCTCCGTGAGGGTAGCACGATGATGAAGGTCAAGCATCCTACCAGAAGCCCAGACGTGGTCAGTATTCTCCTTCGGAGTCATCCACTCTAAATTCTCGACAAAGTTATCTGTCTTGTTGAAATTCCTGTGGTTGACCTGCTCCTTATTCAGGGGATTAGGTATAAAGGCCAGAGCCACAAGTCGATGCACACCATAGTTCTTGATATTCGTACCACTGTTGAGTCTAACAACCAAGTATCCGTTCCGGGCTAAGGTGAAACGTCGTAATCGGGGAGCACACTTATTGCCCCGTGAAGTGATGTGAGACTTGACTCTTCCCGACCTGCTTACTTTGTAACGCCCCTCGTATCCAGGAACCCATCTCCATTCGTCTTTCATAAAATATCTGCCAATGTGGCAGGCCCGCTTGTGAGAAGGCCAACCACATTAGCCACAAGCTAACTGCTAAATGGACCATTGCAATTATAGCAAAAAAAAGCTCCCCGATACATGGGGAGCAGGCGTTAGCTGTGAGTAAACCCATCCTCTTCTATGCCCACCACCATGCTGCAAAAGCGGAACATGGCTACCTGTGGCTCTCCCAACATCGGGAATACCCGGTGCTCGGAAGTGCCAGTAGGAATGGTGAGCCGTCAGGGTTGCCCTGGTAGACCCGGTAGAGGGCGCGCTGCTGCGCCTTGCTAAGCCGCAACGCACACACCGTCGATCACGCGATGAAGGGTGGGCGTGGCCTGGGGCTTTTCCATGACCCGGCCATTGAGGGCGAAGGTGACGGCGTTGAACAGGCGCCAAGCGTTCCGTTCGTCCAGATCGGGGAAGGACGGTCTGTCCCATTCCGCCAGAACATCGGGGATGCGCTGGATGTTGATGACACCCTCCCGGTAGAGCTGGAGGATGGCATGGTCGGCCTGGCGGGCGGTCAGCATCGTGCCCTGGTAGCGTTGCAGGGTGCGGTGCTGCTCCTCCCGATGCAGTGCCAGCGGCTCAATGAGTTCGCCAACAATGCCAGGCAGGTCGCGCTTCAAGTTCGCCGTGTGGCGGCGCTTGATGACCTGGTCGGCCATGAA